CTAACAGCATTAATAGATCTGGTGAATCAGCTGAAGCTGCTAAAGGTAGTATGATCGGTTTCCGTGAAGTATTTGCTGGCTCCATATTAGCTAACGTAGCAGTCGGGGCCGTAAATATGCTCACGGATTCTTTCCATAAGATGGTCAATACTTCTGAACAGTTTGCTAGTTTCGGTGCACGGTTAAATAATATTGCTGGTTCACAAGCCAGAGCAGCACAGTTAAACGACGAGATTTACGAATCTGCTCAACGTGCTCGTATGGGTTACGAAGATATGATGGAATCTGTCCTTCACTTATCGACAGCCGCTAAGAATATCTTCCCAGATCCACAAGAGGCACTTAAATTTAACGAGATCGTAAGTAAAGCATTCGTCGTTAACGGTGTACAAGGTGAAGCTGCTAAAAATGCTATGACGCAATTAACGCAAGCATTAACATCTGGCGTACTTCAAGGTGATGAATTTAGGTCTATTGCCGAACAAGCTCCTATCTTAGAACAGTATGTAGCTGATTATATGAAGGTACCTCGTGAGAACCTTAAGAAGTTAGCTTCCGAAGGTAAAATCACAGCCGATATCGTTCATAAAGCTATTATGGCGGCACAAGACGATGTCGATGCTAAATTTGCAGCTATGCCGCAAACGTTTAGCTCGCTCGGTACTCAAATCCATAATACGCTTATCAGATCGTTTCAGCCATTATTCGGTTTACTAACTAAGTTAGCTAATGCTCCCGAAGTTAAAGAATTTGTAGCCGGTATCGTTAACAATATTAAATTTATAGCTCCGATTATAACGGGCGTATTTAATGTAATTATCTTTAGTATTCGTAAGGTAATGGCATTCTTCCAACAACATGCCGCTGTCTTCGGTGTACTAAAAGCTGCTATGGCTGTCGTAGCTATCGGTGCTGGTCTATTAGCGGCCGAATATGCTGCTATGGGGATAGCTGCCGCATTTGCCGCGATCAAAACAGCCGTATTAAATTCTGCATTATTAGCATCACCGATTACATGGATTATACTCGGTATCGTAGCGTTAATTATTGTTATCTATCAATTAATTAATATGTACGAAGAATGGGCCGGTACTTCCGTTAGTGTTATCGGTGCTATAGCCGCATTATTTGCTGAGTTTGGTATACATGTAGCTAATATATTCGTTGGCTTATGGAACTATATAGCGGCGTTCGCTAATTTCTTTGCTAACGTATGGAAAGATCCATTAGGTGCTGTACAGAACTTATTTATCGATATATGGAATGCGATAGCTGGTTACGTAGCTAAAGCCGTTAATAATATCATCGATTCTATCAATAAGATCCCTGGTATGGATAAGATATTCGGTGGCGCAATAAGTCATGTAGACTCTTTACAGTTAGAACGTGTCGCTATTAATGGTGGCGAAACTACTATTATGGATCGTATGGACTATATCGATGCGTCTCCTTATGTCGATAGTGCTTATAACTGGGGCGCTGGAGTAGGTCAAGGTATATCAGACGGTATTAGTAATGCTATCGGTAGCTTAAATAATGATATTAAAATGCCGGGCGACGACAACAATGCTAATGCTAACGATAAACGCGATGCCGCAACACAAGCCGCTCAAGATACAGCTAAAAATACTGGTAAAACAGCTAAACATACTGAAAAAACTGCTAAAGCACTCCAATTAACAGCAGACGAAATTAAGAACCTTCACCGATCCGTTCAAAACGACGCTATTAAAGAATGGTCTAACAGAACGATCCATATTAATGTGACTAATAACAATAAGATCGATAAAGATGTTAATTACGGCGACTTTACTACTAACTTCGCTAACGGCTTAATCGAGACTGTTAAGAGAAATACCGCGGAGGCACTATAATGTACTATTTTTATTTAAATAATATGCAATTACCTCTTGCTCCAAAGTCATTAGATATTAACTATAACAACAAGAATGAGACCATCGATCTATTACAAACTGGCGAGGTAACGATTCCTAAGCCTATGGGTTTGACGGAATATTCCTTCGAAATTTTCTTGCCTAATAATAAGTATCCATTTAATCAATCCATACTTATGAAAAGTAAGAAGGCTGAGTACTACATGAATCAGTTGATCGAAATGAAGAAAGCTGGGAAGCCGATTAATTTTATTGTCGTTCGTATGAAACCGAATGGCGAAATGTTAAGTCAGCTTAATCAACGTGTAACGATCGAAGGTCTTTCACATAAAGAAAGTCATGATTACGGGTTCGATGCTTACCTCGATATCACGTTAAAAGAATGGCGTGATTATGGCACTAAGAAACTCGTAGTCGAAGAAAACAAAGATGGCACGGTTAGTACTGCTGTTAAGACAGAACGTCCTACCGATAAAGTACCAGATAAAGAAGTTAAATCGCCTAACGGGTTTAATAAAGCCACGTTACAGCGAATCGTAAAACAACAATTCGGCGACACAAATAATTTATTTAAAATCGCCGCTTTAAATAAAATCACAGTACCTTGCTTTTTAGGTGCTAATCAAGCGTTAACTATGTACAAAGAAGGGAAAACTGAAGACTTATGGAAGAATTTAATTCAGAAGTAAAACAAGCGCCTCTTTCTATTGACTATGAGTTAACCGTACTTAAAGGTAAAGAAATTCTATTATTGGATCCTCAAGACGGGGTTACGCTCGATCGTAGCCCTGATCTGGCTCCAGCTAAATTAACGTTTAAAGTATTCAAGGATAAGCTTTTGGATATACAAGAAGGCGACCTCGTTAACTTCAAGGTTAACGGTGAATTAGTCTTCGTCGGCTATATCTTTGAGAAACGTCGAAATAAAGATAACTTTATTAACGTAACAGCATACGATCAATGTCGTTACTTAAGCTCTGAAGCATACTATATCTTTAACAACGAAAAGAGTGCTTCTGAGTTAATCGTAGCGTTATCGGCCGACGTCGGTATTAAGCTCGGTACCGTTACTCCGACACAACCTAAGATATCGTATGTGTTCGATGGTACGACATATCGAGATATCTTCTTAACGATATTAACGTTAACATCGGGGCAATCTCCTAAAATACCGATTAAATCGACTCCGACTTTAGATCCGAGTCGTTATCGTGGTGGCTTTAGTGGCCTTAATAACGTATCGATGAGCGGTGAGAAAAAAGATCCTACAGAGCGATTAAACTCCTGGGGCAACGAAACCTCAGCTCAGTTACGTGAAGCCAATAAGAAGGATACTGATTCCGATATCGTAGCTCCGAATGGTAAATATTTCGAGAAAAACGATATTCAGTACTTAATGGATAATAAATACACTAAAGAGCAGGCCATAGCTGAATTATCTAAAACTGATAAGTATAAGAAAAAAGAAGAGAAGCCTAAATTACGTCGACCTTTATATATCGCTTATGACGATAACGGTGAATTAACTGTTAAAGAAATAAACGATATGGTAACGGATATCTTAATCGATTCCACTCAAGTAGGCGACTACGATTACATCTCTTCTATCGACAAGAATACATTTACACAGATTTTAGTAGTACGTGAAGCTAACGTTAACGATGGTGGCGTCGAAAAGAAACAGCACTGGAGAACTGGTGCAGCTTATGCTAAAGAACAGTCTAGAAAATGGGGCATACTTCAAAAAGTATTTAAACCTAAAGAAAAAGATATTAACGCTATCGATATGGCTAAGAAAGAACTTGAATTAACGGCTAAGAAAACTCATAGCTTACGTTTAAGTGACTGCTTAGGTCATACCGAGATACGACCTGGTTCTGGTGTATGGCTTAATTTCGATATTGGCGATCAAATCATTAATGAATTAGTGTACGTAGAATCTGTTACACATAAATTTAATAATCATAGACATCTTATGGACTTAGACATCATTTACTTCGATAAAGAAGTACCAGAAATTACGACTGAAGACTGGGGCGATGAAGCCGCTAGAAAACGTATCGAAGAGCTTAAAAAATCTAAATCTAAAGGTTCTTCTAAAGGTGGTACTACGACTGGTGCTGGTGCTACATCTTCCGCGGCCGTACAAAAAGGTCTAGATGCTGTACTCGGTACATCTTCTCCTTATGGTGATAATGGATGTGTCGATCGTGCTACGTTAGCTGGATCTTACTTCAACCCAATGTGTAAGGGTGCTTACGAAGCCGGTATTAAAGACGTACCAGGTCTTAAATCGTATGCAGAAGCTAATGGTTTACCAGCAGAACCTTATACTGGTCAAGCTAATGCTGGCGATATCTTAATTTATGACGGCGATGAACATGTCGTTATAGCCGACGGTAATGGTGGCTGTGTCGGTAATAGTACCGATGCCGGTCAAGTAATTCAGTATAGCGATGTTAATTATGCCTACCATAATGGCGTACCTCCGACTCATATTATTAGAACGGGTGTTAGATAATGCAAAATGATTATAACAGAATACTTAATACTATTAAGAATGTAGCGGTCGATGCTGTAGCTAGCACTAAACCGGCTACGATGTTAATCGGTATCGTCGTTTCTGTCGATCCACTACAAATAGCCTTAGACTCTCAGCTCATTATCCCGGCTGAACGTATTAAATTAACTAAAAATACGTGTGAGTGGACGATGGAAATGAGTGTCGACCATATCACCGAGAACCGAAGTGGTGGCGGTGGTTATGCTGAATTTGCTAGTCATAATCACGAGTATAAAGGTCGTAAAAAGTATCTAGTACATAACGGTCTTAAGGTCGGTGATGAAGTATGGTTATTTCAAGAGACAGGCGGTCAACGATATATCGCTATCGATCGTGTATTTAATCCGAATACGGGGTGTACTACTAAATAATGGCACTAACTCCTACATCAAGCAATAATCAAATAGATAGTAGCTTAGTCGTTACGAAACAAACGTCGAATACCTTCAGAGTTAGGTACGAAGACGATTATAAATTAATCGGTATGTGTGACGATATCGAAGCGATGGAGCAAGCTATTTTTAAAATCATTAATACAGAGCGTTATAAATATTTAATTTATGACTGGAACTACGGTATAGAATTAAGCGATTTAATCGGTGAACCTATACCGTATGTTTATGCTGAGATAGAACGTCGCATTAAGGAAGCCTTATTAGCCGACGACCGAATTAAAGAAGTAAAAGACTTTAGATTCTCTAACGAAGGCGGTTCTGTATTATGTTTATTCACAGCCATAACTATATATGGCGATATTAATAACATATCGAAAGAGGTGACGGCATATGTACGAAAATAAAACCTATGAAAATATATTAGCTGATGCCTTATATAGAACTGGTACTGAGTACGATAAACGACAAGGATCTATGATATATGATTCTCTCGCTCCGTTTTCTTTCGAGATGGCAGAAGCGTATATCATGGCTCAAGTTATCTTAAGACAAACGTATGCTAAAACAGCTGACCGAGCTTTCTTAGAATTAAGAGCCCTCGAATTTAATATTATCCCTCGTGAAGCTACGGCGGCCGAAGTTAAAGGTGTATTCGATCGAGCAGTCGATATCGGTACTCGGTTTAACTTTGAAGATCTTAACTTTAGAGTGACCGACGTAATCGATTTATCTAAAAACGAATTTAAATTAATCTGTGAGACACCTGGCGCTAAAGGTAACTACTGCATAGGCCGTATCACGCCTATTAATACGATCCCGGGTTTACAAAATGCCGAAATTAAAGAAGTATTAGTACCCGGCCAAGACGAAGAAGAAACAGAAGCCTTCCGGGAACGCTATATCCGAGCATTAAAATCTAAAGCTTATGGCGGTAATGGTGCTGACTATAAAGAAAAGGTACTCTCTGTTAACGGTACTGGTGGTTCTAAGATATACCGATGCTGGAACGGTGGCGGTACGGTTAAGGTCGTTATTATTAATAACGAATTTAATAAGCCCTCGCAAGAGCTCGTTAAAGAAGTACAGAACGTATTCGATCCGACACCTAATCAAGGAAAAGGGTATGGTTTAGCTCCGATCGGTCATACGGTTACTGTCGAAGCAGCCGAAGAAGTCGTTATTAACTATGAGATTCCGGTCGTTATGGCAGCCGGTCATGAACCGAACGAAATTAAAGAAGAACTTACTAAGAAGATCGAAGAACGTTTGAAAGTACGACGTAAAGAATGGACCACTCAAGACGAGACTCAATTCTTAACGGTAAGAACTTCTATTGTAACTTCCTTAGCTGTCGATTTAGATAAAGTAATCGATGTAGGCGATATTAAAATTAACGGTCAGAAGGTTAAGCGCCTCGATTTACGTCCTAATCAAATACCTAAACTCGGTACTGTTACGTTGGTTAAAGGTTAATCATTATGACTATATTCGATAATTATAAACGTATCATCGATTTATCCGAATTTGCTGTACCGGTATCTGGTGAGACTGCTGAAATGCAAGAAATTTATAGAGTCGAAAGCATCGAAATGCAAGCCTTATGGAACACGATGGTCGAAATCTTTAGAGAACAGTTTATTATGACTGCTGAATCTCATGGTTTAACGCAATGGGAAACCATATTGGATATTGTTCCGGCTGTGGACGATACGATCGACGACCGAAGATTTAATATCTTATTAGCATTAGCCGGTCAACGTCCTTATACCGAGATTAAGCTACGAGAACTACTCGACGGTATCTGTGGCCCTGGTAACTACCGTATCGTCGAAGATTATAAAAACTATAATGTTCACTTTAAGGTATCCCTCGGCGTTAAAAAGCAACGTGATGCCGTATCTAAGCTATTACGAGACTTAATTCCGATGAATCTTATCTATGACGTCGATTTATTATATAACCGACATATCGATTTAAGTCGGTATACGCATAAAGAACTCGCTCAATTCACTCATTTTGTACTTAACCAGGAGGTTTTACCTAAGTAATGGCAACATATACAAAGAATATTAATTTACTTAAACCAGCCGAACAAGAAAAATACGACGTAAACCTTCGTAATAATAACTGGGATAAGATCGATAAAGCTATCGGCGATACTAGCGATGCTATTAAAAAGCATAAAGAAGCTAACCCTATCGACCATCCAGATGGTAGTGTTACGACTCCGAAGCTAC